TTATACTTTCCATCTGATGACAACTTTATCAGCCGTGACTTGAACCTTATTTATAATTCCTCTAACTAGTATCTTCTGTCGCTCATAATCCATTGAAAATACTTTCTCAGCGTTCAGTAATTTCCTCATATCGGCCTTTCTTTTGTCTCTCCTGAGTGTTGGATCGTTTTCCAGTTCAGTCTCAAGAGTCGCCCTCATGCTTATAAATTCAGCCGACTTACTCTGTAACTCCTCAAGAGTAATGCGGTCATCTATATAGAGGTCGTTAAGTCTGCTCAGTTTCTTCGAGAGCTCCTCTATTTGTTTCTTGTAGCTCTCACGGTCTATGGTTTCAGCATTGTCCCCTGAAAATATTTTATCTAGATAACCAGTATCATCTTGTAGCTTACTAATCTCTGTCAGCACATAGTTTTCCAGGGCATCTTTTTCGTAAAATCCTGAGTCACATTTTTCATTATTGTTATATACAGTCACGCCCTTAGTTTTCCTAGGGTGTCTCTGGTGGCATTCGTACCTGATGAACCTAGTGCCGTCCTTCCTGACCATTCCCATCAATAGTTTTAAGGGCGCACCACAATAGCCGCATTGACTAATACCAGATAGGATGTACTTGGCTTGAAATGGCCGAGGGTTATTATTTTCAAGCGCAGTTCTTTGTCTGATTTTGAGTTCTTCCTGAGTTTTATCAAAATCTTCTTTAGAGATAATAGGTTCATGAGTACCCTTGTATATTTCTCCCATGAATTGATTATATCCACAGTATACGGGATTTCCTAAAATCATCCTGACCCCTCTGTAGTTCCAAGGTATTTCTTTGGGAAATTTATCGTTTAGGTCATCTCTTAATTTTGTGATAGACCTACCTGACAGATAGCTCTTGAACATGAATTTGATAGCTAGTGACTGGGCTGGATTGATGGTCACTGTACCTGTCTCTTTGTGATAATCGTAACCATAGGATGTCTTAGTCCACATCATGGATTTTCCAGCTTTAGCACGTCCTAATTTGCCTAGCTGCATCCGTTCCTTTATTTGCTCCCTCTCAAGCTGAGCAAATACACTCAAGAGTCCTATCATGGCTTTTCCAAACGGTGTAGAGGTGTCAAAATTCTCCTGTAGACTCAAAAACGCTATATTATTCTTTATGAAAATATCCTCGATCAAGTAAAGCGTGTCTTTCTGACTACGGCTAAGACGGTCCAGCTTATAAACTAGAACCGTGTCAAATTTTCTCTTTTTGGCATCTTTTATAAGTTTCTCTAGTGCTGGCCTGTCGGTGTTTGAACCTGAGAAACCTCCATCAGTATATACCTTGTAAACACTCCAGTCTTTAATATCGCAGTAGCTAGAGAGTTTGTCTTTCTGCTCCTCGATTGAGTAACCTTCCTCAACCTGGTTTGTTGTCGAAACCCTGACATATATAGCTACTTTATTTGTTGTTATCATAGTAGTACCTCTTTCAAAATTTCCTAAAAAATGATAAAATGGGTACAAGAAAACATCTCAAAAGGTAATATCTTTTGAAAAGTTTTTCTTGTAAATGCTAGCCTCACGCTCTTGGTCGCCAAACTTCTGAGCGTGGGGCTTTTTTTATTTAACTTTCACTTCCATATTTCCATTTAATTTCTGAGAAACTAGTGAGTCGCCATCATCTGTTTTGATGTGTAACATTGGGTATGAGTTAAAATCAACCTCATTAGTAGCAGCCCAAACATTAAAAGCTTCATGCTCCTTTGTTTTTAAGCCATCAGCAAAGGCTTGCAAATCTGTTTTAGGGTAATACTTATATTCGTTCGGAACTTTCACATAGAGGATAGTATCCTTGTTGTAAAAAGTATATGTAGAAATATCCACCCCTTTATCAGTTAAATCTTGTTTAAAGTAATCAATAAAGCTGGCCATCTGATCAGCTGATACTCTCGGTAGTTTATCATCAGTTTTAGAGCTTGCCTCAGTTGACTTTGAGCTTTCCACAGTTTCCTGTTTAACTTCTGATGTTGAGCTAGTTTCAGAAGATGAGTTTTTCCCTTGAGAACATGCGACAAGAGCAACTACAGAAAGGCTTAGAAAGCCTAAAGATAATAATTTTTTCATGAAATCCCCTCCCAGCTTTTAATGTGGTTCAGTAATTGCACATCTTTTTTAATTTTTATAAATTTCAACGACTTCACCGATTGTACGGATGTCGTCATTTTCTGTTAGATGGATTTCCTCATAGCTATTATTGAGACTTTGCAAGTACCAACTTCCATCATAATCACGCTTTAATTTTTTAACAAAGTTTTTTCCGTTCACTTGGAAGATACCAATATCATTGATATCTACCTGGCTAGTAATCTTAATAAATAATAGATCATTATCTTCTATAAGTGGCTCCATTGAGTCGCCAGCTACTTTAGCTATTGTATCATACTCGTTAGGGACATCATTAGCTCTGAGTTTAACTTCCATGTGTAGGTTATCCTCTTGGAATATACCACGGCCTGCAGCTACCAAGCCCTCTACATAATCAGTAATATAGTCCTCGTCATCTTGAGGCTTGTTAAAGATAGAAATAATATTAGTGTTTTCTTGCTCTTCAAGTTGCTCCTTAGCATAATTAAGGACTTTCTCTTGTCTCTGCTCTTCTAGTTTGTTGTAGATAGGCAGGATTTCAGGTTGTTCATTTGATATTGAGTTACGTTCGTTATCTGGTACACGTTTTTTCTCAACATCATAGCCCATAAGCCAAGGTTCGCTTACTTCAAGTGTTTTAGAAAGCAGATAAATTCTGTGTTGATCAGGAGACTGTACGCCATTAACATACTGAGAAAGGGTACTTTTCCCCATTTTTATTCCTAATTCTTTTTGATAAGGTAATGATTTTTCAAGTATTTCAACTTGTTTTAAATTTCTTTCAGACATGAGCTGTTTTAGTCGCTCAGATGGGTTGCTACTCCTCATAAAACCTCCTCCTTTTTCTTGTTTATAAGCCTATTATAAACCATCTTGAACAAAAATTCAATAGAAAGTTCATAAAAAATGAATTTTTTGCTTGACTAGGTTCATTCAACGTGATAGAATATGTTTTGTAAAAAGGTTCATGGAAAATGAACAAGAAAGGAGTAAGCTAATGAGTAACGATTATTCAAAACTTGCAGGAAAGATTGTTGAAAAGTATGGCACTCAATACAACTTTGCTCAAGCAATGGGGCTCTCAGAGCGCTCAATCTCTTTAAAGATGAATAATAGAGTTCCTTGGAAAGATTTTGAGATGGCAAAAGCCTCAGAGTTGTTAGATATTGATGTAAATCAATTACATGAATATTTTTTTACACCTAAAGTTCATGTTCGTGAACAAATAGCGTAGAAAGGAGCTCAAATGAATGAACTCATCAACGTAACCCTGAATGACAATCAGGAGCCAGTGGTGTCAGGACGGCAACTCCATGAGACGCTAGGAGTTAAGACCAGATACGATAATTGGTTTAGTAGAATGACTGAATATGGTTTTACAGAAAATCAAGATTATCTAGTAACGTCCATTTTTGGACACAACTCAAACGGCGGACGGCAAAATAAAGTTGACCACATCATCAAGCTAGACATGGCCAAAGAAATTGCTATGATCCAGCGAACGGAGCGAGGCAAGCAAGTCCGACAATACTTTATACAAGTAGAAAAGGACTTTAATAGCCCTGAGAAAATCATGGCAAGAGCCTTACTCATGGCTGATCAGAAAGTCCACAAGCTAGAGGCTAAGATTGAGGCTGACCGTCCTAAGGTGCTATTTGCCGACGCAGTCAGCGCTAGTAAGTCATCTTGTTTAATTGGTGAACTGGCTAAAATCCTGAAACAAAACGGCATTGACATTGGACAAAACAAACTCTTTCAGTGGCTACGAGCCCATGGTTATCTAATTAGTCGTCGTGGAGAGTCTTGGAACCAGCCAACTCAGAAAAGCATGCAGCTTGGACTGTTCGAGCTCAAGAAAACCAACATCAATCATCCTGACGGTCATACTACAGTCACCACAACTACTAAGGTCACTGGTAAGGGCCAACAGTACTTTATCAACAAGTTCCTTGATCAGGAATACTTGACAGGATAAAACAAAAAGCCCCTCTGGAACGGCAATTCCATTGAGGGACTCAGTAAAACATTTACGAGGTAATTATATCATGAAAACAGTAAAAAAGGAATGGGAGCCACGGATTGTAAACATTATGGCAGACGGCTCAATCGTTGAAGATCTAACAGGATATGTCATCCCTGCTGGTCATTCCTACTATGACATCATTTTAGGTATGAACAAGCGAGAGTTACAGAAAGGGGCTTAAATATGAGGTATGCAGTATATTCTAAGAAATACTCACGAAAATTATACATCTATCAATAACGCTTTCACTCAAGATAAGCAACTGAAACCAGCCACAATAGGGATTTTGGCAGTTATACTGACTAATAAGTCTGATTGGGTTGTGTATCCTGACGAGATTGCACGACGTTTAGGAATAAGTAGGCGCACCGTAGATGAACACTTTAAGCTTTTAGAAAAAGCTGGTTATCTCAGAGTATACCGCTTAGGGCTAGGCAGAGGTAAAGGCGTTACAGTACACAGATTTTTTTCAGATATGCCTATCTCGGATAAATACTTTGAGTATCTAAAGGCTAATCTTGAGAAAGAGTTATCCACAGATGACGAGATTTAAAGATACAGTTGGAAAATATTGCCATGTGTAAAATTGCCATGTGTAAAATTGCCATGTGTAAAATTGCCATGTGTAAAATTGCCCTCTAATAAATACTAACTATACAACAAGTACTAACTATACAATAATCTAAGCCTAACGGCACTAACTTAGTAATAACTACTAACTTTACAACAAACTACTACTAATCTAAATAAAGAAAAGGATAACTAAGTTATCCACAGGAGAAAAATCATGATTGACAAAGACCAAATTATCAAAGCACAACAAGAAAAAATTGAACGCATTGAACAGCTACAAGAGGAGTTACATAAATTATCTATGCTTGGATTGCTAACTGTAAAATTTTTAAACTTACCTGATGAACTAAAAATCTCAATGAATGCAATCCATGACATCTCACATGTCATCAAGGATGTATTGAATGGCATGAGTCCAAAAGAGGCTATTGAGAAGAATATGGCAGAAGAAGATGAGGAGGAAGAATAATGTTAGACAAGTTGAAAGAATTTTTTGGACTAGATGACCTTTTGAGTGACGGCCAATCAAAATCAAACAGCAATTTAATTGATGTCAGAACCCTCCAAGCTGAAAACAAAAAGCTTAAAGCTATCATCAAACAACAAAACGACTTACTAAAAGAGCTCTCTGAGGAAAATATGGAGCTTGGCCGTAGTCGCAGACAGTACGCTGACACAGTCGCAATGCAACAACGCCTGCTTGATGTCTATCAAGACATGGAAGAGTAGGAGGCAGAACATGGACAGAGGACTATTTGGCACCTTTGACTATGACCGTGATTACTTGCAGCCTCCCGAGCCAGTGGAAGAACGTGATCCAGCTGATTGGATTTTCAGTGCGGGTCAATGGATATATGTAGGAGATTGTTAGCCTATGAATAGAGAACATTATGAGGACAATGCCTACTGGCGCAAGAGATACATGGAACTCTGCTATGAACTAGGAGCAATTATAGACGAGCAACAGAACAAAATAGTCTCACTTATTAACAAAAACAGACGATTAGAGAGTGAGAACTGGAATTTAAAGCACAACAGAGGTAGAAGAAGATGACTAATAATCAATTAGCAACACAGACAAAGCGTGACATAGCAGTAGATACTAGCGCATGGACTTTTCAAGACATCAAACGATATTTTGACCCACAAAACCTACTGACCGAAAAACAAGTAGGGCAAGCCTTATCTCTTATCAAAGGACGAAACCTGAATCCATTGGCTAACGAGGTCTACATTGTGGCCTACAAGAAAAAAACTGGTGGTACAGAGTTTAGCTTGATTGTCTCTAAAGAGGCATTCTTGAAACGTGCTGCCCAATGTAAAGACTATGAAGGATTTGAGGCTGGAGTAGTCGCAGTAGACAGTGATGGGGTTATGCACGAACGTAAAGGAGCAATCCTCCTCCCAGGAGATACACTGATCGGCGGATGGGCTAGAGTCTACCGAAAAAATTTCAAGGTACCTGTGGAAATATTTGTCAGTCGTGAGGAATATGACAAGAAACAAAGTACCTGGAACGCTATGCCAGCTACTATGATTAGAAAAACAGCTCTAGTAAATGCTCTTAGAGAGGCTTTTCCTGAGGATTTGGGGAATATGTACACAGAGGATGACGGTGGAGAGACTTTTGACCGTATCAAAGACGTCACGCCTCAAGAAAGCCGTGAGGATGTCGTGGCACGCAAGATGGCTCAGATTGAGCAATTTAACAAAGAGCAAGCCCACACAGATCCTGAACCTACTCAAAATGAGGAACCAATCCAGGGCGAGCTACTAGATGACAACGAGCTTGAATTTTAGAGAGGAGACAACATGCAAGAATTACAGGTAGAAGTAACACAGGCACAGGTTGAAATCATTGACCGTGAGAAATTTGAGCAGAATATCAATGAGGTTGTAGCCAAGTATCAAAATTACACAGTGACAGCTGCAACCATTAAGGATGACAAGCAGACACTTGCTGATCTACGAAAATTAGACAAGCAGGTCTCTGATGAACGGATCAGAAATAAGAAAATCTTATCTGAACAAGCTGACAAATTTGATAATTATGTGAAGAACACCATCCAACCACTGAAAGACATCATCACTAAAATCGCTAGTGATGTCAAAGAGTTTGAAGAACATCAAAAGGCTGTCCGAATTGATACAGTCAAAGGCTACATAGCCAACAAATCAGCTGAGTACATGCTGGATCCTCGTCTCTTTGACGAAAAGGCCCTTGAGTATGTCAAAGCTAGCGATTTTATGGCAGATGGCGTGACGCTTAAAAAAGCCACAATGAAATCACTTGACGACATGGTCACGTTTGAATTTCAGAAACAGCAAGAATTTGAAAAGGCTAAGTCAGCTATCTCAGGCCTCTGTGCTGAGTACGGCATGACTGACTCACCTTACATCCGACAGCTGAAAGACTTGACGCTTGCCGAGGTCTTTGAACAAATTAAAGCTGATTATGAATTTGAAAAGCAAAAGGAAGAACTCAGACAAGCTCAAGAACGAGCTAATCAGGAGCTTTTAGCAACTCAACAAACTAAACAGCAGGAACAGACTCCAAAATCAACCGAGACCCCAAATTTTGACCCAGAGACAGGCGAAATCTTGGACGGTGAACAAATCCCCCAAAATGAGCCTAACGCTCTTAGAGGGGCTGAAAACGACCTAAAACGATATACCCAAAAAATGACTTTGGAGGTGTATTTTGTGGACACAGCTGAAAAAGACCGTTTTAAGGCCGCTCTTGAACAAGCAGGGTTTAAATTTAAGGAAAACTATCAAGTCAGCGGTTATCAACGTATCGAGCCACTGACTCAGGCTGAACTCAATGAGCAGTGTGGGTGGTAAGTATGGAAATTAAGAGAATATCTGATAGTATTTCAATCTATTCAGACGGCAAGAGATTGCAAGTTATCCACGATTTAGGAGACGAGTTCATCCTAGACATCAATCTAACAGAGGAGCAAGCCTATAATGTGGATGACTTGTCTCAATTCTCAATCATAAAACTTGAGCCAGTCTTTAAAATTTGTGGTTTTTGTTCAAAAGCTGGAGAGGGTATGCACCGTCTAAGATGGTCAATCCTCCAATTTGAGGAATTTGAACAATATATTAAGACCAATCAGGATGACCTGATGGGCTGGTGGAATAATCCAGGAGGTAAAAGAAAATGAATGATTTTATTAAAGAGATTGGGATGGCTATCCTATGGATGTTTTTGGGATATCTATTGGGAGAGCGTAGCGCTAGAGAGGACAAACCAGATGATCAATAACGTCACACTGGTTGGGAGGCTTGTAGCGCCTCCTGACCTACGAAAAACGCCGAACAATGTATCTAGCTTGCAGGGTACGCTTGCAGTCAATCGCAATTTCAAGAATGAAAATGGAGAGCGTGAGGCTGATTTTATCAATTTTAAAGCGTGGAGAGGTACAGCTGACATCATTTCTCAGTATTGCATCAAGGGCTCGCTTATTGGTCTCACAGGGCGCTTACAGGTTAGGTCTTATGAAAAAGACGGTCAGCGGAGATATGTGACTGAGGTAGTCGCTGAGAGTGTCGCTCTGCTAGGAAGTCGCAACAGTCAGCACGGTCAAGGTCAAGGCAACAATTTCCAAAATGGAAACAACTCACCTTTTGATGATCCGAATCCATTTGACCTCCCAGATGACGACTTGCCGTTTTAGGAGGTATCAATGTCAGATAAAAAAATGACCGTTTGGGCATTGTTTGACAGCGGAAATGGTAGCTATACAAAAGGCGTGAAAGCCCTGAATAGTTCGGGGGGGCGAATATTGACATCTATCCAATCGGAATAGATATAGAAAACAAGAACGATCATTTTATAAATTTGAACCTTGCTGACTATGGGCGCTTGTTTGGAGACAACACACTTTTTGACGAACTTGACAAGTTGCCAAAACCTGATTTGATTATAGCTAGCCCACCATGTGAAAGCTGGAGTAATGCTAGTGCTATGTGCGAGGGTAACGCTTGCTGGAAACAAGAAGACCTCTCAGATAGCCTCTTTGCTCCACAAAGGGAGCCTAGCATGTTTACGATTAGGAACGCCTCTGACTACGAGAAAGCTCTATATGACAGTATGTCAGGGATTGTATTCCAGGACGACGGTCAGATAGCTCTGCATGATGTAGGCAAGTTCTACAGCTTAAATCCTCGCATAGAGGTAGAGGTGGAGGTTATGGAATGGAACATATAAAAAAAGAAATCCCATACCTTATCCTGTGCATTGTGTTCTTTTTCGGAGGAGTTTTAGCTGGCAATATGGCGCCATATAAACCTCAATCCGAAAAACAACCAATCATTATCTACAAGGTTGATAATGCAGGAACTGAAATTCATGGGAAGATTACTGATAAGGAAATCATAGAGGGGCGCTACACTGTCACAGTGGACTCGTATGGAAAATTTTTAGTGACAAAAAAACAATATGAGAGCCTATCTGTAGGTGATGAAATCCCTAGCTATTTGAAGAAATGAGGAGAAGATGGCTGACTACGCATTATATCAAGGTGATGTGTTCGTCGCACTCGGAACTCTAGCACAGATCAGTAACGAGACAGGAATTGCTGAAAGGATGTTAAGGTATTATAGTTACGCATCACACCAAAAACGGAACCCAAACGGTAGAGCAGTTATTAAAATCGAGGAGGAAGACAATGAATAAGCGGCAACGCAAAAAGATGTATACCAGGGCCTTTTCTAAGGCTTATGACGAGAGCCTGAAATGGCAGGGAGGAAAAGAACAGGTATCTATAACAACGGTAAAGAATAGGCAAGGCAAAGGATTTATCATCACCTCTCTTACCACACAAGTTGAAATAATGAAACATTTCAGCCAGGAACACATGGAAGAAATTACTATTGAGGGCTACATGCTAGATAATAGGAGATTAGGGTTGATATGAGAATAAAAACAGCAAATGATGCCATCATACACGTTGACAAAATAAAGCGTAGCATCACGATTGATGGCGTTGAATATGGTTCAGATTGTCGTGCCTTGGTATCCAAACATAGAGATGGTACAGGTACGATTACATTAGTATTTGACGGAAAAATTATTTAAAGGAGTATTTGACATGATACCAAGATATAGAGCGTGGCTCAAAAACGACAAAGAAATGATCAATGTAGATGAAATTCATTGGTTTAATGGAGAACTTGATTTTATCGGGGATTATATTACATTTGTACGCAAAGCCGACGAAATCGAACTCATGCAATCAACAGGACTTAAAGACAAGAATGGTAAGGAAATCTTTGAGGGTGATGTGATTTCAACATATACTGATAATTTAGTTATCAAAAGGGATAATTTACTTGGTTTTTATGTAGAAGTGGGTGAAAAAAGAAATTATTTTGCTGAAACAGTAGACATTGAGTATCTTGACTTGTTTGCTAAAGATTTTGGAGTTGCAGTTGAAATCATCGGTAATATCTACGAAAACCCTGAGCTTTTGGAGATGGAAAATGGATTATGAACAACCACTAACTGATACACAAAGACAAAGATTTGCATTTATGTTAAGGCAAAAACGAAAAGACAATAAGATTACTTTGAAGGAGTTAGGAAATAAGCTAGGCTATTCAACTGCAACAATCTCGAATTGGGAGAATTTAAAAGCCGTGCCTGATCTATACAATGTTGAAGACGTAGCGACTTATTTCAATCTGCCGATGAATGTCTTTGTCGGGGAAAAATAAAAAAGCCAAGGCACTCTCTGCCTCAGCTGATTAGTTATCGCAAAGACTATTATATCACAAAGGAGATAGAGAGTGAAGGCTAAAGAGCTCTTGAAAGAGTTGCAGGATCTTGACATGGACATCCAAAGCCGTATAGATGAAATCAATGAGCTTGAGGCAGGTTTACTCTCAAGCCCTAAGTGGACTGACGTCAAAGTCCAAGGTGGACAAGCTAGAAAAGTTGATGACGTTTATACTCAGCTTATCGTGATGAAACAGGCTATAGAACAGGATACCAAAGAAGTTATTAACAGGAAACTCGAATTAGGTAGAATGATCAACAGGCTTAAAAATCCAAAATACAGGGCAATCCTAAGAATGACATATATTACTAAAACGTATATCGAGGATATTTGTGATAAGTTATCAATCAGCAAGAGCTCGTATTACAGCATGCGTAAGATTGCTATTGAAGAGTTGGAGGTAATTTTGGAATAATTTGGAATATCTTGATCTATCTTGAGAACATCTCGAGAATATGTGTTAATCAAAATAATCTTGATGTGCACTGTAATAATATTCTGCTAAAATGGTAGTATCAAATGCTGAGGCAGATGGTACTCCTATATACATGAGGCTTTGTCCTCTTGTGATGGTGAGAAAGGTTCTGGCAGTTTTTCTTATGTTGCTCCCTTAAAACTGACTCTGGTTCAATACCAGACACCATCTTAAATGACTACAAAAAATAAAAAATAAATATTCTTTCTAATTAACACCGCAAGTCTGTAGTCTGCTTGCAGTTGGAACGTAGCTCAGTTGGTGGAGCGATATGACTATAAAGGGTCTGAGACGTAGGCAGGTTCGAATCCTGTCGTTCCAATTGTATCTCTGTGAGTAGCTATCACAATAGGGGTACAGGGCGGTAATTAGATTTAGGCTGATTAACCTGTAGGACAGAGATAAAGTAGCGCTATATAAGGCTCTGGTGGGGGAGGCACCCACTTACCGCATACAGTCACTCATTGAGTGGCTTTTTTATTTTTCAAAACAAATAAACAGCAGGAGGTTTAGGCTTGGGTAGAGCAAGAGACCCCAACCGAGACAAAGCATTTGAAATCTATTCAGAGCACAATGGGAACATTGAACTGATTGAGATTGCTGAGCGTTTGGGTGTTTCAGCTGGCACTGTCCGAGGTTGGAAAAGTAAAGATAAATGGGAACCTAAAATAAAAGGAACGTTCCAAAAGAAAAATAAGGAACGCTCCAAAAATCCGAGGGGCGCTCCTAAGGGTAGTAAAAATGCTCTAGGACATGGAGCACCTAAGGGGAACACTAACGCCCTCAAACATGGACTGTTTGCTAAGTACCTCCCTCAAGAGGTATATGAGATAGCGCAAGAGCTTTCAGAAAAACAACCTATAGACATTCTTTGGGAAAATATCACGCTGACTTATGCTAATCTACTACATGCTCAGCGTATTCTTTACGTTCAGGACGTTGATGATACTACAAGCGTACTTATAGCTACCACGGCAAAAGGTGGAGCAAGCTATGAAATTCATACATCATGGGATAAGCAAGGCAAGGCCTTAGCTGCAATGGCAAGGGCTCAGTCAGAGCTAAAAAGCATGATTAAGACCTATGACGAGCTCACACGCTCCCCTCTTGTTACTGAGGAGCAACGTTTGAGGATTGATAATTTCAAGGCTCAACTAGGCTCTGGTGATGAAGATGACACAGTGATTACTGGATTTACATTTGATAGGAGTGAGTATAATGGCAATACTGAACCTAGCCAAACTGATTAACCCAGTATTTGATGATGTCCTATACACGCTCAAGAGCCATATAGTGCTCAAGGGTGGTCGTGCCTCTACCAAGTCCTCTGTAGTATCCATTGACCTTGTAAATGACTTTATCAACGATCCAAACGGGAACGTGGTAGTCTTGCGTAAAGTAGGTAAATACCTGAGAATGTCAGTGTATGAGCAGATAAGATGGGCCATCTATGAGATGGGGCTAGCTAATCAGTTCAAATTTGGGAAATCACCCTTACAAATCACACATAAGAAGACAGGAACAGCATTTTATTTCTACGGCGTAGACGATCCAATGAAACTCAAGTCCCAAAAGATAGCGAAAGGCTATGTAATGGCAGTATGGTTTGAGGAGCTTGCTGAGTTTTCTGGCCGTGAGGATATTGACATAGTTGAGGATACTTTCATCCGTCAAGAGTTACCAAACGGCAAACAGGTCAAGGTCTATTTCACATATAACCCTCCACGAAATCCTTATGATTGGATAAATGAGTGGGTTGCTGAGAAAGCTAGTGACCCTACTTACATGATACATCACAGCACCTACCTTGATGACAAGCTAGGTTTTTTGTCTAAACAAATGAAAGACAAGATAGAACGCTACAAAGAGACGGACCCTGACTACTACAGATGGATGTACTTAGGCGAGGTTATCGGTTTAGGTAATCATGTTTATAACATGAGCTATTTTAAACCACTAGAAAGCCTCCCAGATGATGACAAATTGATAGGTATATCATTTGCTCTGGATACAGGACACCAGCAATCAGCGACGGCATGTGGAGCTTATGGGCTAACTGCCAAGGGTAATGTTATCTTGCTTGATACGTTCTACTACTCACCAGCTGGAAAAACCATCAAAAAGGCCCCTAGTGAGCTCTCTGTGATGATCCATGACTTTATAGACAAGGTCATGAAGACCTACAGAGTGCCTAAACTCAAGATGACTATTGATAGTGCTGAGGGGGCTTTGCGCAACCAGTACTTTAAAGACTATGGCGAGCGCTGGCATCCAGTAGCCAAGAAGAAAAATCAGACTATGATTGATATGGTTATCAGTTTACTAGCTGAGGGGCGTTTCTACTACCTTGACATCCCTAATAACAGGGTATTCATTGAGGAGCATAAGATGTACCGTTATGATGATAAGTCACTTAACACAGATGACCCCAAAGTCATCAAAGAAGATGACCACACGGTGGACGAGTTCAAGTACTTTGTCCTGGACAACGCTAGAGAGCTAAGACTAAAAGCTTAAAGGAGCAAATAATGGGAATAGTACAGACTATCAAGAATTTTTTTACAAGGAGCAAGTATGTGATGACAGCACAAAACTTAACGAATATCACTGATCACCCTAAAATAGCAGTGTCATCCACAGAATATGACCGTATTAGGGAAAATCTCAAGTATTATGCAGGACATTATCCACAGATTGAGTACATTGACAGTAACAACACGCCTCAAAAACGAGCTTTCAACCATCTGCCTATTGGACGTACAGCGGCCAAGAAGATTGCAAGCCTAGTTTTTAATGAACAGGCCGAAATCAAGCTAGACGACAAGGACGCTAATAAATTCATTCAGAAGCAGCTGCAAGATGACAGATTTGTTAAGAATTTTGAACGTTACCTGGAGAGTGGGTTGGCACTTGGTGGCTTGGCTATGAGGCCATACGTCGATAGAGACAAGATAAGAGTCTCTTTTATTCAGGCGCCTGTCTTTTTGCCTCTACAATCAAACACGCAGGACGTCTCTAGTGCTGCTATTATCACTAAGACAATCAAATCAGAGGGTAACAAGCAGAAGTTTTACACGCTGATTGAGTTGCATGAGTGGAGTAAAGACGGCTATACAATCACTAACGAGCTATACAGGTCTGATAATCAGAATATTGTAGGTTCAAGAGTGCTATTGTCAGAGCTTTATGAGGATTTAGAGGAAGTGGTAGAGCTAAATGGCTTGAGTCGTCCACTATTCACTTATCTAAAGACTCCAGGTATGAATAACAAAGATATCAACAGTCCTCTAGGTTTGTCTATTTTTGATAATGCTAAGACCACCATGGACTTTCTTAACACAACCTATGATGAATTCATGTGGGAGGTTAAGATGGGGCAGCGTAGGGTGGCCGTCCCTACTCAGATGATTAAGGTTGAGTACGACCAAGACGGCGAGAATGTCACGGTTAAGCGTGAGTTTGAATCTGGACGTAATGTCTATGAACAATTTGACTCAGGAGATATGGATAAGGGTATAGGTATCACAGACCTTACAACGCCTATCAGATCAGATGACTATATCAAGGCTATCAATAAGATACTAGCAATCTTTGAAATGCAGATCGGAGTATCTTCTGGCATGTTCACTTTTGACGGCAAGAGCTTGAAAACAGCTACCGAGGTTGTCAGTGAGAACTCAGATACTTATCAGATGAGAAACAGTATTGTCAGTTTAGTAGAGCAGTCTCTAAAAGAGCTCATTATCTCAATGTTAGAGCTAGGGAAAGCCTATGGACTCTATAAAGGGAATATCCCTGAAATGGAGAAAATCAGCATTAACCTTGATGACGGAGTCTTTACAGACAGAAATGCAGAGCTGGACTACTGGGTTAAGGTTGTAAATGCTGGCTTTGCCACGGATGTCATGGCTATTGAAAAGGTGCTCAACGTTACGCCTGAAAAAGCTAAACAAATCAAAGCTGAAATCAGTGGCAATGCTATTGATGAGGCAAGCGGAGAGCGTAGTCCTGATGATGTAGAAGTTTACGGAGAGTGATTAAATGGCTGATGACAAGAAGAAACCAATCAAGCTAAATGATGAGCAGCTAATGCTTGACGCTAGTAACGTTGCAGACATCTATCATCAGCTAACTCTTGAACTCTTTGACCAAGTTATAGACCGTATCAAAGAGCGTGGTTCTGCTAGTCTTGATGATAACCCTTATATTTGGCAACTTGAGAAAATGAATGAGATGGGCCTACTCAATGAGGATAATGTCAAGCTCATTTCTGACCGTTCAGGGATTGCTGAGGAGCAACTCAGATATGTCATTCAAAATGAGGGCTACAAGGTCTACAAAGACACCAAACAACAGCTTTTAGAGGCTACTGGTGGAGGTGGTTTTGCTGGTAACTCTATCATTCAGACCAATCTAGCTGCTTATGTCAATCAAGCCATGGGGGATATAGACAACCTCATCAATACCACACTGCCAATGAGTGTCAGAAAGGTTTATCAGTCTATTGTCCAGGAGAGCGTGGCCAAGGTTGTTACAGGTCTTAGCACCTCTGACAAGGCTATCTCTGATACCGTCATGAAGTGGGCCCAAAAAGGATTTTATGGTTTTACTGATAGCCAAGGCAAGCACTGGAAAGCTGATACCTACGCTAGGCAAGTCATCAAGTCCACGGCTTGGCGTGTCTATCGTGAGGTCAGGATGGCTCCAGCTGAGGAATTGGGGATAGACACCTTTTACTATCACAAAAAAGCCACAGCAAGAGAGATGTGCGCTCCTTTGCAACATCAAATAGTAACCACTGGAGTTGCTAGAACGGAAAAAGGGGAGCGTATTTTAGCATTGTCAGACTATGGCTATGGCTACGCTTGGGGCTGTCAGGGTATTAACTGTACTCATGAGATGACTCCCTACATCCCAGGGGCCAACTACAAGCCTGATTTGCCTGACGAGTTAAGAGACTTGACACCAGAGCAAGCAATAGAAAACGCAAACGCTCAGGCTAAACAGAGGGCCCTAGAGAGGTCTATCAGACAGTCCAAGGAATTTCTTCATGTTGCAGAAAAACTAGGAGACAGTGATCTGATAAGCAAGTATAAGAGCAAGGTTAGGATCCAACAGGGAGCTATGAGAGACTATCTCAAACAACACCCATTTCTACACCGTGATTATGCTAGAGAAAAATACTATGATGACCCTTATACCAAAGCTAAGAAAGAGGTTAAGCTTAGAGAAGAACAAAAGAAAGTTAGAGAGCTTGCTACTAAGCGTGCAGAACTTGATAAAGCTGTAAAAAGTGGTAAAATAGTAAGTGTATCAGGGGTTACAGTAGGGCATACGCCTCCAGGAAAGGCTGGAGAGCCAAATAGTGTAGTCCAACATAACGCAACTAATGGAGATGTACTTGGCAGAACCTATTACGACGATAGGGGCTACAAAGTAAAAGATATACATTTCACCAATCATAAGCAACCAGATAAACATCCTTACGGGAAAAAAGGCGAACATGTTCACGACTTTGTGTTTGATGATGACGGCAAGTTTATCAGTAGAACAACTAGAGAATTAACAAACAATGAAAGAGAGGAGAACCTAGATATATTATGGCGATATTAGATGATTTACAAGCGTTATATGATAACGGTTGGGACGCATCTTTTGTCTACAAAGGACAAGATTGTGCTATCTTACCCAATTCTGCAACGGACATCCAGGTCTCTATAGGAGCTCAAACATATGTAGTGTCCTCTCTTGATGACTTAGTAAACTTAGATATTGACGGTCAAAAATTGTCAAATATCATGTCTAAAACAGAAGTACAATACTATTAGCGCTTAGAACAGTCTAGGCGCTTTTTTCATACAATAAATTGCTATAAACCACTATAAACCTATGGGAGTCCATCAGGTTTTTTATTTTGCCCTGGAGCATGGCGTAAAACTGTCTTAATTTGTCCATGTGACGTAAAAAAGGAGGAGTTAAGACATGAGTCTTAAACGTGAAATGTTAGTTGAGGCAGGTATCAAGGACAAGTTTGTCATTGACAATATTATGCAAGCGTACGGTGCAGGTATTGAAAATGCCAAGTCACAAGCCAAGTCGGAACTACAAGCCGAAAACGAAACATTAAAACAACAGCTTGAGCAACAAACCCAAGCTATTCAGGACCTACAGGCCAAAGAGGGAGCAAGTGCCGAAAGCAAACAACAGCTTGAAGAACTAAAAGCCCAATTTGACCAGTACAAGCTTGATAGTGAGGCGAATCTCGCTCAGATCACTAAAACAAACGCTGTAGCCCTTGCTTTGAAAGACGTAGGAGCTTACAACTCAGAGGACTTGATGAAATTCATTGACCTAGACAAAATTGAGCTAGGGGAAGATGGAAAACCTCAATTAGAGGAGACAATCAACTCACTTAAAGAGTCAAGCCCTTACCTTTTCCAAACAGTACAAGAGCAACCTAACCCTAGTATCTCTGTCCCAGGCAATCCATCAGCAAGTAATGCAGATGACGGCTTGAGTGCAGAGGACAAAGCCCTTTTTGCAGGCTTTGACAGCGTATAATACTAAAAAGAAAAGAGGAAAAAATTAAATGGTAGTAAACTACGCAGAAAAATTTAGTCAGAAAGTAGATGAGCGCTTTACAAGAGAGGCTCTCACTACTAACATCATTAACCAGGATTATGATTTCATTGACGCTGAGACAGTTAAGGTCTACACAGTAGAAACATCAGCAATGAATGACTACAAGACCACTGGTCAAAACCGCTACGGTACAGCTGATGAGCTTGGAAACAGCGTACAAACTTTGACGCTATCTCAAGACCGCTCTTTCACATTCACGATTGATAATAAATCTCTACAAGGAACAAATGGAGCTATGGCAGAGGGCAAGGCTCTAGCGCGTCAAATTTCAGAGGTAGTCATCCCTGAGGTTGATAAGTACCGTCTTTCAAAAATTGTAGCAGGTGCAGACGCTACTCATGTTGGTACAGGTGCAGTGACTAAGACTAATGCTTATGAGCTTGTCCTTGAGGGACAATCAAAACTTGCAGACGCTCTAGTACCTGTGGCTGGCCGCATCTTGCATGTGTCTCCTAAGTTCTACAAGTTGATTAAACTTGACGACACATTTGTCAAAAACTCAGACCTTGGTCAAGAAATCACTATCAAGGGTCAAGTAGGTATGATTGATGGTATGCCAGTAGTGTTGACACCTACTACTTACCTACCTACAGGTGTTGAGTTTGTCATCGCTCACTCAGCAGCTACTACCTCTCCAGTCAAATTGGAAGATTACAAAATCCATGATAACCCACCAGGTATCAACGGTAAACTGGTTGAGGGGCGTATCCGTTACGACGCTTTCGTCTTGGACGCTAAGAAGAAAGCTATTTACGTTCACAAAACAGCCTAAGGAGGTAGCTAATGGCTAAAGATAATACAACAGAGGAAGTAGTAGAGGCTCTTAAAGAGGTCACTCTGACTAAGGACGAGCTTGAGTACACTCTCACTGACCCTGTAATGATTTCAGCCTTTGAAAAATCAGGCTTTGAGGTAAAGGAGTAGCTAAATGAGTAAATTTAAAGCTACAAATAATGTGGTCTTTAATATCAATGGTTATGAGAGAGCCTTTGATAAGGACACAGAGTACATCATGGACGAGGATGTAGTCACTGAGCTCAATGCTAAAGGTGTTATCACACACCCTGAGCTTAGTCCATTCTTTGTACCAGTTGAAATTGAAAAAGAAATTGAGGCGGATGATTAAGACCGCCTCTTAAAATGGAGGAGGTGGTCATCATCGCTTACTTGACAAAAGATGAGTATAATGAGTTAGGTTTTGATGAGGTCTGTGACTTTGAAAATGTTTTGATGAGGGCTGAGATAGCTATCAATCTCTTTCTTAATGGGTTTTATGACACTAAGCATTTTGAGACTGATTTTGAGCCTAGAAAGAAAGCTGTCAAACTTGCTACAGCATTTCAAGTGGCTTATTTAGACGCTAGTGGTATCACTACAGCTGAGGATAAGCAAGCAGTTTCTACTGTGATACTTGGTAGGACTCATGTGAGCTATCAGAACGCCTCTAAGCAATCGCTTGAAAGTGCTAGGTATAATCTATCACTTGACGCCTTGAACGTGCTCAAAGGAGCTGGTTTTGGGTTCAGGGGGGTAGGTTATGATAGATAAACGGCTATTAGTTGACGCTGTGACTATTCAAAAGACAACAGGGAGTAAAGACGGATGGGGAAAAGATATGATGGAAAGCCCAGTGACCCTTAAACCTGTTAGATTTGACAGACAGTATCAAGCGCAAGGCACTCAAAACAACCGTACAGAGTCTAAACCTAGCACCTTATTTGTGTACCCTAGACATTGTCCAGTCACTTTAGATGATACTTTCATCAATGCCGTCATCAAAGATGGTCAGCGTGAGTACAGAGTAACCTCAGTCACACCTGTCAGTTATCCACATAACAGCAAAGTATTTTGCTATGAGCTGGAGTGTATCTGATGGGGACTAGCGTATCTGTAAAAGTTGACCTAAAAGGCATAGAGAGGAAAGTATCTCCACAGGCACTAGCCAAGGGCAAGTTAGCTATTGCTAATCAAATGTTGACTGACTTTACACCATTTGTCCCACGAAAGAGTGGAGACCTAAGTGGTAGCGGTCAGGCTACTAAGGATGGGGTACGATACCCTGGCCCTTATGCAAGAGCTCAGTTTTATGGCTCCAGCTATAACAAAGCTAGAACATTTGTATTTTCAAAATATACCACACCAGGAACTGGTAAGCGCTGGGACTTGAAAGCTGAGGCTCTGCATGCTAGTGAGTGGGCTAAAGTCGGATTGACTGCAATGGGAGTAAAAACATGAATAATAACGATTTTTCAGAGGTCTTAAGAGATTTCATCAATACACTAAATCTATCCCTGGATTGTAGACTTGACTACTTGTCAGAGAAAGAGGATTTAGTCCTATATCCTTTGCCAGGTGGGAGGATTTTAAAAGAGTACATGAACGGTAAACAAGACATCAGTCTTGTCTTTGAGGTGGCTATCAAGACTCTTGACCATCAGAAAACAAGCTCTATTTTGTGGGCTATCAATCATGCTCTTGCTGATTTTAACCTAGACCTACCTAGCAAAAATAACTCATATCAATTCAGAGGCCTTGAAGTATCTCAGCCATTTCTTAATGACCGAGATGAGCAAGGCTTTTATATTTACATGCTGGATGTCACAGCACAATTAGAAACAAATGGAGGAAATTAAATGCCAAAAATGAAAAACGCCAAGCGCAAGCACTATGTGGCGCCTTGGTTACCAACAGCACCAGCTACTGAGCCAGCAAATGATGCTTGGAAATGGCTTGCGGATGGCGTTACAACCTCAGAGGTTGAAAATGACGAAGAAACAGATGACGTAGCATACTACAGTGGTGACGGTACGCCTGAAACTGTTGTTACATCAGTCAAATATGGTTACTCATTTGAGGGTGATTATATCAAAGAAGATGCTGCCCAAGCTATTATCGCTGGCATGCGCTTTATGACTGGTGATCAACGTAAACTGTGGTTCAAAGTAGTTGATGCAGACGGAAAAACTCAGTATGTTGGAGTTGCTACTGCCTCTGCCATTAAAATTGGTGGTGGTGAGGCATCTGAGTATGAGAATTTTGAAGTCACTATTACTTGGAACTCGGTGCCTAAACAGTCTGCTGTTGTCGGCGGATAATGCAGCTTAGGGGAGTGTCAATCGCTCCCCTTTTTATTTTTGATTAGTAGGAGAAAACAAATGGTAGTAATTAAGAAGCGTGACAATGTAATTCCTGTGGATTTTGGAGAGTTCAAACTTGAATTTGCAGCAAACGACAAAAACATCCACAAAATGGAGTCGGTTGGTAAAAAGCTCAAGAAAGAGGGCGAGGAAATCTCTAAAACAGAGGATAGCAAAGCCTTTGAATCATTGCAGGGAATGGTAAAAGAATCATGGACCGAGTTATTTGACGAAGATGCTTATAACAAAGTTTATGCTTTTTCTAACGGCTCAACCGTTGATACTATGGCTTATTTGCTTGAAACTATCACAGGTGTCGTTGAAGAATGGGAAAAACGCAGCAATTCTGATGCCCTTAAAAAATATCTAGGTGACTAACATGCTGGATTTATCAAGGAAATTGACGGATGAGTTAGTCCTTGGTGATGATGTGTATCCAATGAATATCGCTTTTAATAAGGTCTTGAAAGTTGTGGAGCTGATCAATGATGATGACATTGACGAGCTTTACAAGCCTTTCCTGGCTATTCAAATTTTGACTGGTGTAGATTTTACTCAGGCTTTAACGCCTAAACAAGCTACAGCAATCTTTAAGATGATATTTGAGGAGCATATCAGAATTATTCCAGCTAAAGATACAGCGCCAGTGTTAGACCTGGCAGGCAATCCTATCAAGAGTAAAATACGCTCAAAATCCCAATCAGAGGATGGAGAGCGGCTTTTCAGCTTGAAGTATGACGCTGAATATATTTACTCATCATTCTTACAAGCCTACGGCATTGATCTCATTGATGCTCAGAACAGCCTACACTGGAAGAAATTCAATGCTCTACTTAATGGGCTCCCTAGTGATACAAAATTTGCCGAGGTGCTCAAAATACGTTCTTACAAACCTCAAAAAGGAGACAGTAAGAAGTACAAGGAGAGTATGAAAAAACTCAAGAAAGAGTACGCTCTACCTAAAGAATTTGACTACTAATTTTAGAAAGGAGGTACAAAATGGCAGATGGTTCAGTTACTATCAAGGTTGATATGGATGGTTCCAATGCCCAGGCTGGAGTAAGTAAGCTCAAGTCTTTATTTGGAGGCCTTGAGAGCGCAGGCACCAAAGTGGGCTCTGTCTTTAAATCTGTACTGGGTGCTAATTTAATTGGATCAGCACTCACTACAGGGATAGGTACTATTACTAGTGGTGTCCGTGAAATGGCCTCGGAGCTTAACAGTTCTCAGAAAGCCTGGAAAACTTTTGAAGGAAACCTCCAAGCCTTTGGGCGTTCAGCTGATGAAATCAAGGCTGCTAAGACCGAGATGCAAGACTTTGCAACTAAGACCATTTATTCAGCCTCTGACATGGCTAGTACCTACTCTCAACTTGACGCAGTTGGTACTAAAAATGTTGGTAGTCTAGTTAAAGCCTTTGGTGGTCTAGCCGCATCAGCAGAAAATCCAGCCCAAGCCATGAAATCACTATCTACTCAAGCAACACAGATGGCAAGTAAGCCTAAAATTGCCTGGATGGACTTTAAGATTATGATGGAACAAGCTCCAGCTGGGATGGCTGCGGTTGCAAAAGAGATGGGAATGTCTACGGCTGACCTCGTAAAAGCTGTCCAAGATGGGAAAGTTAAAACTGAGGATTTCTTTGACGCTCTAAACCGAGCAGGGAACTCTGAAGCTTTCCAAAAGATGGCAACAGAGTTTAAGACAGTTGACCAAGCCATAGACGGAGCAAAAGAAAGCTTATCTAATAAGCTTATGCCAGCCTTTGAAAAACTTAACAAGTTTGGAATTAAGGCAGTCAATGCAGTATCTGATGCTCTTGAAAAAATCAATTTTGATAGCATGGCTGAAAAGCTAGGTGCATTCTTAGAGGGTATCGACATTGATGGCATTATTTCAAATGTCAGCACATCAATCTCTAATTTTGTCGGTAAAATTAAAACTTTCTGGCAAGCATTCTCAAACACTGGGGCAGTCAGTGCATTTACTAGCGCCATTAAGAGTGTTGCTGGAGCTCTGAAAAATGTCTGGGATAGTTTAACTACATCAGAGGTCTTGTCAACTCTAGGGAGTGTATTAGGCAATATTGTCAAATGGCTTTCACAGGCTGCTACAGTAGCTGGTAACTTTATCAGCTCATTGCCTACTGGAGTCATTCAAGCAATCACTGTAGGTTTACTTGGTTTAGTAACTGGTTTCAAAGCGTTTAAGTTTTTGAAATCATTCAATCCTTTTGGTTTATTCAAGAGTAAAGCTACTGAGGCACTGAGTGGCACTACATCCACAGTCTCCTCAGTAGGGTCTCAAATAGTGACAGTTATCCGTAGCTTAGGGCAAAGTGTTGCTACAGTAGCCAAAGGGATTGGACAAGGTATAGGCTCTGCTTTTCGTGGAATTGGTCAGGGTCTGTCTATGGTCAATCCTTTAACTATCGCAGCGTTAGCTGTCCCTATTTTGGCCTTAGGAGCAGCATTTGCTTTGATGGGAACTCAAGGGCAAGGTATTGCAACAATTCTACAAGCTGTAGGCGATGTTATTGTCAGTGTAGGTACCGCTATTGGAACTATCTTAAACCTAGCTCTACAAGGCTTAGCTCAAGCGCTAGTAATCGTAGCACCTGTGCTCCCTACTATAGCCTCATCATTTGCAATGATGTCACCAGTGATTTTAGCTGTGGGAACAGCAATTAGCTCCATCATCAGCTCATTTAGTGGGTTAGCGCCAGTGATTACAGCACTAGGGACAGCGATTAGCGAGATTATAACAGCAATCAGCTCAGGAATTGCCGAGATAGCGACAGCTGTGACACCTATTGTTGAAATACTTTCAAATGCTTTCGTACAAGTTGTTACAGTGGTATCTGATGCGATTGTACAAATTATTGAGGCTTTAGCTCCATTTATGCCAGCTATTTCTGAAATGGTTCAGGCGGTAGCTCCAGTGCTCCAGTCCTTGGTAGAGGCATTTAATAATCTAATCAGTCAAGTCAGCCCTATCATTGATAGCTTGTCTAATCTCTTGAAAACTTTTGGAGAACAGGTCAGCTCTATCTTAGAGAGTGCTGGTAGTGTAGTTGAGTCTTTTGGCTCTGCTATTCGTAATGTGCTTGACGGTGTAGCTGGTATCTTTGACAGTATCGGTAACGCTGCTAAAAATGCAGGGCAAGGCGTGAAGTTGATGGCTGAAGGTATTCAAATCCTTGTAGGTCTCAATTTAGCTGACCTTGCAGGCACTTTGACGGTTGTTTCAGCAGGTTTAACTGCTATTGCTAACTCAGGTATCGCTACAGCTGGCCCTGGACTGCAACAAGCAGGGACTGGTCTGATGTTGATAGCTACATCGGCGCAACTTGCAAGCGTAGCTATGCAGTCATTGCCTACGGCTTTGACATCATTGAGCACTAGCCTCAGTACATTGCCTGAGACATTAACAATGGCAGGGGCAGCTATGAGCACCTTTGCTACATCGGTCATGAGCTCATTTGCAAGCCTTGGAGGCTCTGTAGCAAGTGTCATGATGTTACAAACAGGCTTGATGGCTCTGTCTAATGCAATGATGATGGCTCAGAGTGGAGCATCTGTAATGTCAGCAGTTTTGGCAAGTATTACGAGTTCAGCGACAATGGCAGGTACTGCTATTATGCAACTAGCTACATCAGTACCTATGGTTGCAGTAGGATTTACTAATATTTCTAGCGCTGCTACAACAGCAATGGCTCAACTTAATTCTGTTGTTAGTTCTGCAATGACACAAGCTGTAGCAATAATGCGCTCAAGCATGCAACAGATGGTCTCTGTGGTCATGCAATCAGCTACTCAAATGACACAAGCTGGGCAACAGGCAGGGCGTGGGGTTTCTAACGGTATTACTAATGGTATCCGTTCAGGAATTGGATCAGCAACGGCTGCAATGTCAGCAATGGTGAACTCTATCCAATCTACAGGGATGAGAGGCGTGTCTACTATGCGCTATGTAGGCTCTATGATTGGCCAAGGTTTAGCAAGTGGTATGTATTCAGCTCTGGGGGCTGTAACAGCAGCAGCTAATGCGCTAGTCGCTCAAGCTGAAAGAGCTGCACAGGCTAAGGCTAAAATCCACAGTCCGTCAATACTATTCAGAGACAATGTAGGTAGATACATTGCTCAAGGTATTGCTGTAGGTATTGAAAAAAACACCTCAGATGTAACAGATAGCTTGGCTTATGTACAGAGAGAGATGTCAGCGTTCAAATTTGGCGTTGAGGACTTACTAGGCTTAGGCAGTAGCACTCTGTCTAGTCAATTTAAGCTTAAATCACTTACAGAGAGAGCTGAGACAAGCCAAATTGAAGTTATAAGAGATCAAGCTGATAAAACACTTGCTAGAGCTCTCGAGGTTGCTGAGGATGCTGTTAAGCGCCCTGTGAATATGGTGCTAGATGATGGTACTCTGGTCGCAAAAATCGGAGGGCCTATGACCAACTACCAAAATGACAAACTATTGATCGATAACATGATGAGAGGAATTATCTAAATGAATAATAATACTATTACTTTCAATGGGTTTGACCTCTCTGAGGTTATTAAAATTATTGAAATTATCAGACCAGCAGGAAACGAGCGTCATATTACTACAAATGATGCTCCCCTTTTAGGGGTGAATCTACAAGAGGTAAGGACCGGAGCAAAGGTCATAAAGGTCAAGTTTGCTATGCAATACGACAACGGTACGACCTTAGAGGCGGCTAAACACAAATTAGCAGGAATCTTTAACACTCCTAACCCTGTTAAAATTATCATCTCTGATGAGCCTGACAAGTATTACATGGGCCTAGTATCTGGCTCAGTTGATATGGACAATGTGACTAGATGGTTTCAAAAAGGTAGTTTTGAATTACTTATTCCTGATGGAGTTGCACACAGCTCAACCTACAGGGTGTTTGATAATGGACTAGAGCAATCTGACAAGATTGTTTTTAATTTGATCAATGATGGGAACGTTCCAGCATTTCCTGTGGTTAAAATCAAGAATAATGCTGAAAATGGCTATATCGGTCTTGTAAATACCAGCGGAGCCTTTGAAGTTGGAGACCGTGAGGAGGCTGATACAGGGATAGTTAAGAAATCCGAAATCTTAATGGATTTTAGAGGCGATAAAATCTCAACTGGTTTTTCCCAAGCATTAAAAAATCAAGGCGTTACAAATGACAATACGGAGTATGTGGTAGGAACCGCTGAAAGGATAAATCTCTGGGAGCGTCCCCATATTAAATTAAAAAATCTACGAGGTGAAACTAAATTACACAACTATGCTACTAGTCTAACTTGGACTATCCTGAATGATAGTGTAGGAGAAATCGGGTCTTTAAACGATTATCTTTGGTGGCGACAAGTCTTTTGGTCTGAAGCTCTTAATCAGTATGGTTTTATTAAAATTACTATTTCTGACACTAACGATAAATTCTTATACGGCGTGGAGAGTTTCAAAAGGTCTCTGGGCTCAGAATGTGAATATAACTTCTTTGCTAGCGATGGCAAGGGTAGCTATAACATTCTGAAACGATGGGAATTTGACGGAAGCACTACAGGAGACATTAACCCTTTTAGTGTAGCTAGAGGCTGGTCAGATTTGAAACGGAATGATGACAAGGTACAAGTCTTTTATCGTGGCTCTTACTTTACTTTCACAGTTCCTGAAATAAAGGGCAGAAAGTCAGCTAAGATCCATGTGACATTAGGGGCATATCGAGATTATCCAATGGTCTCTCATATGTATCTTGATGAATTGTATTATCGCAAAGACTTTGTCAAAACAATCGGAGATGTGCCTAACCGCTATCCAATCGGCTCGAATGTTGTGCTAAACAGCGAGAATGACACTGTCACAGTGGACGGCCTTGAGAAGATTGTGGATGTTGTAGATGGTTCAAGTTTCTTGACTATTCCACCTGGAAACAGTCAGCTTGAGGTCTATTGCTCAAGTTGGGTCAAGACCAAACCCACTGTCAAAGTAGAATTTAAAGAAAGGTATCTATAACAATGTTATTGACAATACATGACTCAAATTTGAGAAAAGTGGCTTTTATCGACAATGACAAACAGGATACATTGAACTATTTCAATGACACCTGGACAAGATACCTGGAAACTGGTTCTAGTATCTTTGATTTTACTGTGTTCAAAAAGGCTATTATCTCAGATACAGGACAGAAAAGAGCCTACAATGCTCTAAATGAAAAGGCTTTTGTCTCATTTCAGTACAAAGGCAAAACTTACCTGCATACTATCCGAAAAGTCGAGGAAAACGAGAAGATCATCAAATGTTACGGTATCAACTTAAACCTCGAGCTTATCAATGAGTATTCCATTCCTTATAAATCTCCGAAGGCTATGACTTTTAAGGAGTTTTGCGAGGAGATGGACTTGCTCAACTATACTTTCTTAAAAATCGGTATTAATGAGGTATCAGACAAAAAGATTTCTGCTGAGTGGGAGGGCACAGATACTAAACTTAACAGACTACTCAGTCTAGCTAAGAAATTTGACGCTGAAATCGAGTTTGACACACGTCTCAACGCTGACAGCTCCATCAAGTCATTTACAGTCAATGTATATCATGAACACGATGACACCCATCAAGGGGTAGGTCAAATTAGTCCAACCATCTTGAAGTATGGGAAAAACCTCAAGACAATCACTAGGACGATTGACAAAACTGGGATCTATAACACGGTTGTCCCAACGGGTAAAGATGACAAAGGCAACGTAGTTGATATTAGGGGTCTTGGGCCTTGGTCAGTAAACAACGCAAAGGGAGAACGTGAGTTCTACCAGTCAGGAGCTGCATTGTATGCACCCCTCTCAATGCAGATGTATCCGTCTACGTTCACACATTCAACAGGTGATCGTGACCAGTGGACGAGAAAGGACATGACTGTAGAGAGTTCAAATCCTGAGGTCATCCGCTCAACAGCATACCGTGAGCTCAAAAAGAACTGTTACCCAGCAGTAACTTACGAGACTGAGGGCTTTGCTGATCTTGAAATCGGAGACACAGTTAAGATCTATGATGACGGATTTAGCCCTACTCTTTTGCTTGAGATGAGGGTATCTGAGCAAACTATCAGCTTTACCAATCCGAAGAATAACAAGACCACTTTTTCAAATGCCAAAGCTCTTGAAAATCGTCTATCGCTAGGTATTCAGCAACAGCTAGACAGGATGATTGAAGATGCTAAACCTTACATTGTCAAGGTATCCACAGACAACGGCACATCCTTTAAAAATGGGCAAGGGCAGTCTGTAGTGACTCCTGTCTTGATGAAAGGCAACAAGGTTATCAATAGTGGCTGGCGTTGGGTTATTGATGGAGAGATTAAATCCACAAGCTCTAGTTACATTGTCAGAGCTGCTGACGTCGAACAAAAAATGGTATTGACGGTCTCTGCGTGGGTTGATAATAAAGAAGTAGCCTCAGAACAGGTTACTTTTTTAAATGCCTATGATGGCACCAAAGGAGATAAAGGAGATCCAGGACCTAGAGGCCCTCAAGGTGAACGTGGCCAACAAGGTTTGCCTGGTCTCCAAGGTTTACAAGGTCCAAAAGGTGACCAAGGTATTCCTGGAGCTAAAGGGGCTGATGGTAGAACCTCGTACACTCATATAGCCTATGCTGACACAATTTCAGGTGGTGGCTTTAGCCAAACCAATGCAGATAAATTCTATATAGGTGTCTATGTTGATTTCAATGCCACCGACAGTAAAAACCCCGCTGATTATCGTTGGAATAAGTGGAAAGGTGAAGATGGTGCGCAAGGTATTCCAGGTAAACCTGGTGCAGATGGTCGTACTCCTTATTTCCACAGAGCATGGTCTAACTCTGCTGATGGTCGTGATGGTTTTAGCACCTCTGATAGCACTAACAAGCGCTACTTAGGGACTCTTACTGATTTTAATGAGGCTGATAGTCAAGATCCTACAAGATACAAGTGGACAGCGCTTTTTGACAATGTTGAAGTAGGGGGGCGAAACTTGTTGAAAGGCTCGAAAGGGCCTTTTATGCCAGACAGAAAGCCAGCTAATTTTGACAACAACATTCTGTATGTAGGAAACACATCTATCTACATGGAACAGGGTCAGAAATACATCATTTCTGCTAAGACGGACGGGAACTTTACGGCTCATCATGACGGGAGTAAAGAGTCAGATAATGTAGTGCTTTGGATCATGGACAAGGATGTCAGAGCTTATCAAATTGTATCGGATTCTAATACAGGTACAATAGGAACTAAAATCATCTGGAATAGACCTACAGGCGTCTATCATTTACGTGTTAATGCTTATCATAAGGGAGGTACTAAGAGTGTCTGGGATGTGAAAGTTGAAAAAGGGAACATTAAAACCGACTGGTCTCCAGCTCCCGAAGATATCCAGAAAGATATTGACTCAAAAGCTGACCAAGTATTGACTCAAGAACAACTGAACGCTCTAAATGAGAAAGCTGGAGTTATTCAGTCCGAACTTGAGGCCAAAGCTAGTGCTGATACATTGGATAATTGGGTGAAAGCCTACAAGGATTTTGTCAAGTCCAATGAGGCTGCAAGAGCGCAGGCTGAAACAGATTTAATTTCAGCTAGTCAGCGTGTCTCTAATATTGCCAAAGATTTAGGAGAATTGTCTGACCGCTGGAATTTCATTGATACTTACATGAGCTCATCAAATGAGGGGCTGGTTATTGGTAAAAATGACGGTTCATCTAGTATGCTATTCAGTCCAGACGGACGGATTTCAATGTTTAGTGCTGGTGTCGAGGTTATGTATATCTCTCAAGGTGTGATCCATATTGAGAATGGTATCTTTTCTAAAACTGTTCAAATTGGACGATTCAGAGAGGAACAGTACCATCTCAATCAAGACATGAACGTGATTAGATATGTAGGAGGTTCTTAATGGCTGAATTTTGGTCAAATAATGATAGGAGCTATTATCTCAGACTGTGGGTAGACCAGGTATCTCAAAATACCACTGACAATAGCAGTCAAGTTAGGGTAAGACTTGCTCTGACAAACGGTGCTCACACTTTCTCAGATTATGACTGCTCTGCCTCTGTAACTATTGATGGACAGACCTTGAGTTGGTCAGGTATGCCATCAATGCTGAGTCAAAATAGCTCAATTATGCTGATTGATAAGACAGTAACAATCAGACATGATAACGATGGCAGAAAATCGTTTAGCTTATCTGCTACATTCAGCGGAGGTGGTGGATGGTCTCCTGGCAATCTAAATATTGATGGTAACTCGTTTACTTTGACAACAATCCCAAGATCTAGCTCTGTGAGCGTTAGTCCTGGAGTTATTGGAAACACAATCACTATCAACATTTCACGACAAAGTTCTAGCTATAAGCATACTGTTCGCTATTCATGGGCAGGTAAGTCAGGGACGATTGCAAGCAATGTGGACACATCCACCAGCTGGACGATCCCTATTGACTTTGCAAGTGACATCCCAAACTCTGCTAGTGGCACAGGGACAATCTACGTTGACACCTACTCAGGCTCTACTAAAACTGGAACGCAGTCAACCACATTGACGGCTAGCGTGCCAGCTAACATCAAGCCTACATTTTCAGGGGTTACACTGTCAGATTTGAACGGTGCAGCTCAAAACCTCATCCCAAACGGTAACACGTTCATTCAGGTCATCTCTAACATCAAAGTAGCGTTTAATGGTGCGGTCGGTTCCTACGGCTCGTCCATCACTGGATACTATGCTGAAATCGTCGGCAAAAACCAGTCTACAAGCTCAAACGGTGGTAGTCTTGGCATTATGAACTATAACGGCACCATCAAAATCAGAGCAAGCGTATCTGATAGCCGTGGTAGATGGTCTGATACTAGAGAGGTGTCTGTAACCGTGCTTGAGTATTTTGCTCCAGCACTCAGCTTTAGCATAGCAAGAACAGGCTCAACCTCTAGCACCTTGACCGCTACGAGAAATGCCAAAGTCGCCCCTCTGACCGTCTCAGGTAGTCAAAAAAATACAATGACTCTGACATTCAAGGTTGCAAGGCTTGGGACTACTAACTTTCAAGTAGACACAGGACCAGCCACTGGATCCTGGACAAGTGTATCAAGCCTAGTCAATTCTCAGGCTAATCTTGCAGGCAATTACCTAGCTAATCAGTCCTGGGTGGTTATTGGTATCCTTGAGGACAAATTCACTCGTACTGAGTTCATGGTCAACGTGGCCACAGAGAGCGTGGTCTTGTCTTATGATAGGTCGGGCGTGGGCGTCAACAAAATCAGAGAGCGTGGTGCTCTTGATGTTAAGGGGGACATATTCGCTAATGACAATCCTATTCAGCAACATCAGCTGACTAGGGATAACGGTTCAGCTTTTGAGGTTACTGGAGATTGGAATAGTTATACCAATACAGGCTTTTACATGGGTTTAAACTTGCAAAATTCACCTCAAGGAGGAAACCCTTGGAAACATGTCCAAGTTTTTAAGTATGATGATAAATGGGTTACACAAGTTGCTTATGATTTCAAAGGTGACTACATGGGCTTTAGAGCAAAAGAAAATGGTCGGTGGAAAGAATGGAAAGAAATTGCTACTGTTCAAGAAACAGTCGAGAAAAAAATTGAGCTAGGCTGGTTTATCAACGGTAATGTAACAAGAAATGGTAACATGGTTACAATTTCAACAGAAAGAAAAATCGCTGACATTGCCACAATTTCAGACTATCGAGAAGTCAAAGAAACAATACCGGCTGGATTTAGACCAGCTCAAGAGGTTAACTTGGTTTTACAAGGATTGTCTGACTCAACAGTAACAGGCACAGCTATCTTGCACCTTGCCTCAGACGGTAAAATCCGTCTGACAAGCAAATCTCGAGGTAATAAGTATTGGACGGGTACAGTAACTTATATTACAAATGACCCTTACCCTTAATAAATGAAAGGAAAATATATGAAATTAGAATATGGTTCAAAATCTTTAGAATATGATGGAAGTGGTGCAGTATCAGCCACTAAGGTCACTTTAGTCAACGCAGATGGGGCAAATGTCCCAATTTTTTTACCAGCTGATAAAATCAACTTATCAAACACAGAACTTTTTGAGTTAGCTCTTGAGTCACTTTATCAAGAAAACTTTCCAAACCGTGCCGAAAATGAAAAATTTAATAAGGTTGATGAGCAACTCAAGCAAAATAAAGAGATGGCAACCAAGATGGAGCAAGCTGCAACCGAAAATAAAGAAAATATTGACACGGTATCAGCTATCACAGAGGTCTTGATTGCCTTGGCAGTGTCTCAGGATGGAGGTATGGCCACTCATGCGTATAGCAAGGTAGCCAATTTCATTAAGCCACTTGTTAAAGACACACGCTACTCAAACGGGGACATCATCTCAGGTGCTTATCCATTTGATACTAATTTAAAATGGCCAAAAGGCACACAAACTATTTTCAAATTTCAAATGCAACAGTCTGAGGGCTATACTTACAAAGAACAATCACTCTCTGAAATGCTACAACAAGGCGTGTTGACCGTGGTCATGCCTCGTATTGATTAGCAAGGGGGAGGTTATGACATGGGTTGATTTAATTGAAAAAATAATAAATGCTTTGACAAACCCTACAACAATTGGAGCAATCGTCGCTGGTTGGTTTGGGGTTCGGACGATAAAGGCTGGAAATCTGAACAAAGAACAGTTCCGTGAGCTAAAAGATGAGCTAGGAACCATTCAGCAAGCGGTTGAGACAGTCCAGGAAGTTGGCAAGGACAACAACAGAAAAATAAGCGAGGTTAACGATAAGCTAGTAGTACATGATGAGGCTCATCTAGTCACAATGTATCTGAGACTTGAGAGAGACATGACTACTGCAATCAATCGTGGATATACTACTATCCATGAGTCGGATATTGTGCACAAAATGCACGGTAGCTACAAGAAACTTGGAGGCAACGGATACATCGATAGCCTCTATAACAAATACAACATTTTAGAAGTGAGGAATTAAAAAATGAAAATTAACTGGAAACTACGTTTTAAGAATAAGGCGACTCTTGCCGCTATCGTTGCCACTACAATCTTATTGGCGCAACAGCTAGGCTTTAAGTTGCCTGACAATATCAGTGATGTAGCTAATACGGCTCTTACATTGCTTGTATTGATTGGGGTTGTTTCTGACCCTACTACATCAGGGGTGTCAGACAGTGAACGAGCTCTAACATATACAGAGCCTAGCGAAGATTAAACACAGAGAGCCTAGTAGGCTCTCTTTTTTTGGAAAGGAGGGCAAAAATTGGAAAAAATTATCAGCAAAAAGATAGAGCTGGCCAGCAATGTCAGAGGGATTGACAAGCTCCATCATGAGATTTACAGCAAAGATAAGAATGTAGCTGAGTTCCATTTCACGATGAATGAGTTGACCGCTGAGAAAGTCATCTGTCTCTTTCACTTTAAGGGTACAAAGCGCTATAAAGAGGTAGAGGCTACAATAGATGGAAATAGTTTTACAGTTAAGTTTGACAATTCATTGATAATTGCCAGTGAGACAGTCACAGGATACATCTATTTTGAGAAAGTTGAGAAAGCAGCTGATGTGTATGCTTTTTCTTTTTGTGTCAAAATCTCTGAAATTGACAAGGCTACTCAGGCGCCTGTCATGGAGTCTCAGACAAAGCGTATCATAGATGTCAAGGACATTGTGACAAAGGATGAGCTTGAGAGCTTGTTACCTAAAAATAACGCTCCAGGCACAGCCTATGATGATAGTGAGCTAAGAACTGAGTTAGCAAGTAAGGCTAATCAGAGCGAAATAGCCCATATTTTGGACGATATTGAGGTTTTAAAAGCTAAACCTGACAACAAAAATACCATCTATGATGACAAGCCCCTCAGAGACCGTGTAGAGGCCTTAGAGAACAAGCCAAGCGTAGACACTAGCAACCTAGTCACTAGGTCAGAGCTAGACGGCAGAGGGTACTTGACTCAACATCAGAGCCTGGATGGCTACGTTAAACACTCAGAGCTCTCTGAGCCATACAATGACACAGAGCTCAAGGAACGAGTGGGACGGCTTGAGAATAAGCCTGATGTGGATACCTCAAAATTTGTGACAGAGGAGGCTCTTGCAAGCAAAGGATACCTCACTCAGCACCAAAGTCTTGAGGAATACGCCAAGAAAACTGAAATCCCTCAGCCCTACAATGATACTGAGGTCAAGCAAAGACTTTCAGTCATTGAACAGAAAGAGCCTCAAACACTCAGTCTTGACGGCAATACAGTCAGCTTGTCAGGTGGAGGGGGTAGCATTGTCTTGCCAAGCGCTCCAGCTACTAATACAGGTGGTCAGGTCAATCAATATGAAATACATGGCACTGGTATGCCAAACGGGGAAGTCACAGCACCCGTAGGCACTACCTATGTAGATACAGCGGTCACTAATGGAGCCATCAAGTGGATTAAACGCTCAGGGGACGGCTCTCAAGGCTGGGAGGTGCTCACAGGGGACACAGGCTGGCGTAACTTAAACATTGTTTCAAAACTTGGAGCTTCATATTTAAAAGTACGCAGAAAAAACGACATGGTTATGTATCAATTCGGTGGGTTGTCATGGGGTTGGTTTGGTGTTGTACGGCGCGGTGGCGCTGGGTACGCCATTCAACCAAGCGACGAAGAGAGAAACTGTTACATTTTAAGGCAACAACAAGTGCCTCAAGGGTTCAGGTCTAAGTTTAGCCTCGTTGGAGACATTTACAACGAGAAAGGCCAAAGCTATGGTACTTGGTACCTTGGAGGCGTGTCAGACAGTAACATGCTACGGTTCCAGTTCACTGACCCTGTCCCTACTGATAGAGACATCGGGGACATTCGTGTCTCAGCCATCTATTATCTGACAAGTGACCCATGGCCAGAACGCTTGCCATAAAAGAAAGGAAAAATAAATGACTATTAACATTGAAAATGCTATTGCCTGGATGCAAGCCCGAAAAGGGCAAGTCTCTTATAGTATGGATTATAGAGACGGAGATGACTCTTATGACTGCTCAAGCTCTGTCTACTACGCTCTGAGGAGCGCTGGAGCAGTATCAGCAGGATGGGCTGTAAATACCGAGTATGAGCATGACTGGCTCATTAAGAATGGCTATGAGCTTATCGCTGAAAACACTGAGTGTAATGCTCAACGTGGAGATGTCTTTATATGGGGGCGTAAAGGAGCCTCAGCTGGGGCTGGAGGTCACACAGGTATCTTTGTAGACTCAGAAAACATCATACATTGTAATTATCGTTACAACGGTATCACAGTCAATAGCCATGACTATATATGGGCTCTTGCTGGACAGCCATATTTCTATATTTACCGCTTGACCAATCCAGATGCACAGTCTGAGGAGCCTAAGAAAGGCTGGCAAAAAGATGATAAGGGTTACTGGTATGCCAGAGCTAATGGCTCTTATCCTAAAGACCAATTTGAAAAGATTGACGGCACATGGTACTACTTTGATGAGAGTGGATACATGCTTGCTGACAAGTGGAAACAACGCCCTGACGGCACATGGTACTACTTTGATGAAGATGGCGAAATGGCCACTGATTGGAATAAGATTGATGGCAAGTGGTATTATTTCAGCAGAGATGGTGCCATGGTTACTGGTTGGGTCAAATATTATGACAAATGGTACTACTTAGATGTAGTAAATGGAGACATGAAATCTGATTGTTTCATCAAATATAATGATGGCTGGTACTTGCTACTCTCAGATGGTAGAATGGCAGACAAGCCTGAATTTACAGTAGAGCCCGATGGGCTTATTACAGCAAAATAAAAAAATAAAATATAGAAAGACTTTCAAAATTTAATTACACCTAGACCGCTCAGTTTTTGAGCGGTCTTTTTTTGTTTCTCTAAAAGTACTTTCGATAAGTAATTTTACTATCCTTGATTGAAATGTTGGTCGTGTTGCTTATCATTAGTGTCCTACTCTTACTGTTTGTGCCAAATCTTACTAAGCAAAAGGATACAGTGAATGACAAGGGGAAAGCAGCTGTCGTTAAGGTAGTAGAGAGCCAGGCAGAACTCTATAGCCTGGATAAAAATGAAGATGCTAGTCTAAGCAAATTACAGGCAGATGGACGCATCACTGCTGAGCAAGCAAAAGCTTATAAGGAATACC